CCGCCTGGAGTTTCGCAAGCGCCTTGTGGAGCACCCGGCGCTTGCCCTGGGGGAAAAAATCGACCAGTTCCTCCAGCAGCGCGGTGGTGGCGTGCTCGATGGCGTCGCCCGCCATGGCCCGCCCGAAATCCTCGTCGCTCACGTTCTGGGCGTCGGCCTCGGGTTTGCACACCACGTAGATCACGTCGCAGAGCAGCACGGGGTCGGAGGACAGCCGCTCGAGGAGATCGCCCTCGACCGCCTCCATCAGGTTCACATCGAGCGCGGTGCGGACGCGCTTGATCGCGGCCACGTTGACCGCCACGGTCCAGGTGCGGCCCGCGTTGTCGTTAAAGGTCTTCATCGGTAAGCACTCCTTCCGTTGAGTACGGGAATCAGGCGGCGGGACGGGCGGCCGGAACGCGACAGCCCGCCCCGCCTGCCGGGGTTACGGGGTCGGTTCCACCCACGCCGGGGCGCGGGTCGAGTAGGTCGGCTTGGCCGTGACCGACACGGTGATCGCCTCCTCCAGCGCCTCCTTGCGGCTGAAGCTGGTGATCGAGAAGTCGGCGTCGAGCCCTTCGCCGCCCGCTTCGTCGAGGATCGCCAGGGCAATCGGCTCGTTGTTGAAGTAGGCGTCCTTGATGGCGGCGAAGCCCGCGTCGTCCGAGTCCCAGATCATCTCGAACTCGACCGAGCCGGTCTTCAGCGTGCCGACGGTGGCCCGCCATCCGGCGTTGGCCCGCGTGGTCACGTCGGCTTCGCCGGACTCCAGGTTGAGGGTGACGTCCTTGACGTTGGTCAGCTCCGAGGTGGCGGTCGCGCCCGCCGCGCCGTAGTAGAGCTTTGCTTCCATTCCGAGTTTGATCGACATCGTTCAGGTCTCCTGTTGCTGGGGTGTTGGTGGCCGGGCAAGCGCCCGTCCAGTTGAATCGGTTCCTATGCCTTCACGGAGTTGGCCCACATGCGCGGAAGCCTGCTCCTGATCTTCTCCAGCGCCGGGCCCATGAGCGGGCGCTTGGGGTACACCTGCCGCTTGTAGCGGCCGCCGAACTCGTGCGCGGCGGCGGACCGGCCCACGACCGTGTAGGTCGGGCCGATGAGCACGCGCTCGTGCTGTTTTTCCACCGCGTAGCGCAGAGCCCGCTTGAGCTGCCCGCGACGGGTGTGCGGCGGCCGCCCGGGCCGAGAGGCCTTCGCGGATCGCCGGATGCTCCGCCTGGCAGTCAGGCGCAGCGCCGCTCCGGCGTGTCCCAGGGAGCGGATCGAGCCCTCGGCGACACGCCGCCGGACCTTTCTCCGCTCGAATCGGCTGGTTGACTTCATACGGATCATGAGTCACCTCAGACGGCGCTGCCGAGATGCTGCGCCAGCTTACCGGCGATGCGGTTGAGGGCCTCCGCGACGTTCGCGGGAGCGGTCCCGTCCCAGGCGCTGTTGCCGCCGCCATCGTCCGAGCCGTCGGTGTAGCCCGTGCCTTCGGCGACATCCTCCAACTCGATGGTCCCGGCATAGGCCGCCAGGAAGTCGCGGTTCTGGCTGAAGGAACAGGCATCCATCTTCACCGAGCCGGTCATGCCCGAGAGATCGGTGCCGGTGCCGAAGCGCACGTTCCGCCAGGAGTTGCCGGAGAGGCTGCTCGTGGAGGTCACCGCCTTGAAGCGGACATCACGCAGCGAGTAGAGGTAGACGGGCCCGGAGACGTCCCCAAGGTTCATGCTGCTGGAGGTGTCGCAGCGCTCCGCGTACAGGGTCAGCGGCGCCTCGACAGCGGCGGCGATGCCCCCGAGCGCACTGTTCTCGACCAACAGGTGCTGCTGGCCACCAGCGGTGTTGAATGTGCCGGTGATGCCGATGTTCAGGAGCTGCCAACTGGGGAAGTCCCCAGTGCCGTCGCTGGTCAGCGTGATGCTGCCGTCGATGCCGGTCAGCACATGCGCCCCGTTGACGTAGGCCGGACGCAGGTTGCTGCCGCGCATGATCACCTGCGTCGCGCGGGTCGCCCCGGAACGTAGCGTCGGGTCGGCGCTCCAGTCCTGCGCCAGATCACCGACGATCAGCGCCTGGTCCATCTGGAACAGGATGGTGGGACGCAGGGGAACGGAGAGCAGGATGGCCGACTCGTCATAGAGTCCGGGCGCAACGTTCAGCACATAGCGCTGCTTGCCCGGGTCGTTGAATTCGGTCACGTCCGCCGCGTTGCCGATGGCGGTCAGCGCCGCGCGCACCGTCTTGAACGGGAACAGCGCGGTACCGTCCTCGACGTAGGTGTCGCTGCGGCTGCCGTCCACATGGAGCAGGCGACTCCCCGCCGCTCCGACGATCTCGTCGATGGCCGCCTGCACCGTGGTGCCCGCCAGGCCGCTGGCCGCGTTATCGAAGGGCACCTCGTCGGCCTTCTGAAGATTAAGGCTGTCGAGGAACACCCAGGCGGCAGGATCGCCTTCGACCCGGTACAGGCCGTTGCCTCCGGGCGCGCCGGTGTCCTGACGGACGATGTAAAGCGTGTTCGCGGGCAGCGTGGCCGGATCGGGCAGCTCGGTGTAGGTGTCGACCGCTCCGCTGATGCCGTAACCGCCGCCAGCGGCGATCTCCGACGTGAGCGCCAGCCGTCGTCCCTGCGGGTCGGTGACACGGTCGCTTTCGGCCCACTGGCCCTGGTGGTGGACGACCATTCCGTTCTGAAGGTCGCCGATGAGAATCTTGTGGTCTGCCATCGTTCTGTTCTCCTGTGCTTACGGGTTGGGTTCGCTGTAAACGCCGACATGCTTGGCCAGCAGGACTGCCAGCTTCGAAACGGCTTCGCCGAGGGTCTCCGGGGGGCTGCCCTCCCAGATGGCTTCCGTCCCCGGCGGGGTCGTGAACGCCCCGTCCAGCGAGGCGCGTTCGGCTTCGGTGATGACCGCCCCGCTTCCGGCGTTCTGAAGGGCGTCGAGCACGGCCTTGTTGGCGTGCTGATGCCCGGTCGCGCCGGAGGGAACGGTGAAATAGCCCATTACCAGGTCCCTCCGATGACGGTGACCTGGTCGCCGGGCGTGCCCTTGACCAGGATGCGCGACAGATCGACCCGGTAGACGGCGTGGTATTCGCCGGGCATCCACGGCACCTCACTGCCGTCGTCGCCCCGGAAGAACACAGTGGCCGCGTTCGTCGGTACCGAGCTGATCTCGAACGAGCCGATGAGCGGCATGCTCGACAGGGGCTGGTAGTCGGCCGCGACCTCGATGCGGCGCATGATGGTGCTGTTCATCGGATCACCTCGAAAGTCAGGGTCACGACGCTGGTGAACTGCCGGTACTGGTCGATGTGCTCGGGCGCGTAGACCGGCTCGTTCTCGATCTCCACGCACAGCGCCTCGGGGTACTCCGGCAGCCGCTTGCCCACGCCGAAGCACAGGGTGATCTCCTCGACCAGTTCCAGGAGCTGCTCGATGTCGCCGTCCTCGCCGAGCTTGCGCTGGACGCCGATGTCCACCTGCACCAGGCGCGAGTTGGCCTGGCGGCTGGCGCGCTCGAAACTGACCGCGCGCGGCACGACCGAGACCTTCAGGCTGCGCAGGTTCCTCAGGTCGAAGATCGGCCGGAAGACGACCTCGGCCTCGAACTCCTGGGAGAACTCGGCCGCGGTCATCTTGGCGGCGACGGCATTGGCGATGGCAGTGACGGTGGCCACGGTCGGTTACCTCATTTCAGTACGCTCGCGACGATGGAGCCGATGGCCGCCAGCAGGGCCAGCAGCGATGCTCCCGCAGCCGCGAGGATGGTTTTCTGCACTTCGTGGACCTGCACGCAGGGCGGGCGATGGTGGATGCTGGGATCGCTCATGTGCAGCTTGAGCATCCCCTTCATCTCCGCGACGTCCTCGCGCATCTCGTTCACCACGATCCACAGGTCGCGGCTGTCCGGGTTGTTGTTGGTGCCGTTCGGCATCGGGTCTATTCCTCATCGATCTGTTTGGTGTGGATGCGCAGCGTGCTTCGGTTCACGTCCGACCAGCGCCACTCGGGTTCGCCCGCGGGCGACATGACCTCGTAGTGCAGGTCGCCTTCGATGATCAGGTCGCCAGGCCGGGGAAGGACCGCCGTGCCGTCGATCATCAGGTCGGCGGCCCGGACCAGGAAATCGCGGGACTCGGTGTGCAGCACGCGGCCATACTCGTCGGTGCTCTCGAACCGGGTCCTGCCAATGGTGGCCTGGAGCCCGATGCGCTTGCCATCTCGCTCGAACCACACGGCGGTGGTCAGATGCTGATGGCGTTGGCGCTCGAGCCATTCGGCGGCCTTCCCCAGGAGGTTGCTCACTGATCGAGCCTCACCTGGACGGTTTCGTCGTCGTCCCCGGCATCGAGAATGCTCTTGCCGAGGTAGGGATAGGCCGTGGGCGGCGTGCCGCCGTCGTCCGCGTCGGGCGTGACGACCGCGCCGCTGGCGTTCCAGTGGAGCTTCACACCCGCGTCGATGGCCGTTCCGGCCCCCGTCGCCTTCGGGATCGTGTAGACGCCGGTCAGCGCCAGGGCCCCGCGTTCTCCGGCCTTGATGTCGAGCTTGGCAATGCCCACCAGGTCGTTCTGGACCA